AAAATGAAAGCATTTATAATAACAATTTTTGACAATGAAGATAGTGTTGCTTATAGTAATAATGTTATTAAATCAATTAAAGAAACAAATTCTGATTTAGAACCTATTGTTTATCCTGCTGTTACTCCTCCAACAATGTGGAAAATTGATTGGACATGGCCCTGGCACAAAAAGAAAATTTGTGAAAAAACAAAATTATTATTAAAGCCGTACAAGACATATGATATGAATAAAAGAATTGCCGCGGCAGGTAGTCATTATAACTTATGGAAAAAATGTGTTGAATTAAATGAACCAATAATAATTTGTGAACACGATGCATACTTTACTAGAAAATTTACACCATTTGAGTTTGAAGGAGGTTGTTTAGGATTAAATGATCCAGCAAAAGCTACACCAAAAGCAGAACTTTTCCATGACACATTAAAAAATTTAGGAGAAGGAGTACACGATGCACCTTGGGTGATGAAAAAAGAAATACCGCAAGGAATGGCAGGCAATAGTACATTTATTATAAAACCTTGGGCCGCAAAAGAAATAATTAAAGCACAAGATGAAATTGGTTGGTGGCCAAATGATGCCGTAACTTGCAAACAACTTTTTCCATGGATTAAAGTCGTATATCCATACTATACTAGAGTACAAAACATCAAATCAACTACATCATTATAAAACTGGTTAATAAATATTGGTAGTCCAATGAAAATATTAATAACAGGTAATAAAGGTTTTATAGGTTCAGAACTTTCTAAAAGATTGGAAGAAAAAAATCATAAAATTTTTGGCATAGACATTAAAGTCGGAAAAAATATATTTACGGCAGAATTACCAGAAGTAGATTTAGTAATTCATTTAGCCGCTATAGGAGGAGTACGTGAATCAATGTCTGATCCTAAAAAATATTGGGATATGAACGTAGAAGGAACTAGAAAAATTTTAGAACATTATCAAAAAACAAGAGTGTTATATGCAGGTTCAAGTTCACAATATGAACCACATTTAAATCCATATGCCGCTACAAAAAATGTAATTGAATACATACCTCATCCTAATTCAGTGTGTATGAGATTTCATACAGTTTATTCTAAAACACCTAGATTTAATATGTTCTTTGACAAATTATTAAATGGAAAATTAGAATATGTTACTAATCATAAAAGAGATTTTATTCATGTAGAAGATTTGTGTAGTGCAATATTATGTATTATAGACAATCCATTTTTTAAAGGACCTCTTGATATAGGCACTGGACAAAATATTAGAATAAGAGATATAGCACCTAATTTACCTGTAAAAGAAATAACATTGGGAGAACGTGAAGAAACTTTAGCTGACCTTACTAAAATAAAATCTTTAGGATGGGAACCTAAATGGACAGTACAAAAATTTTTAAGCGAGGAGGGATTTGATATATGAAACAAGGAAAAATATGGGGACAAACAGAATTAATCCACGCAAATGGCGTATTAGAATTCCATAGAATAGATTTTAAAAAAGATGTAATGTGTTCAAAACACAGACACAAATATAAATGGAATGGTTTTTATATTGTTTCAGGCAAGTTAATGATTAGAGTTTGGAAATCTGATCAAGGATTAGTAGATGAAACAATACTTAAAGCAGGAGATTGGACAAGAATTAAACCGGGTGAATATCATCAGTTTATAGGATTACAAGATGGCGTCGCTTTTGAATTATATTGGGCACAATTTGATCATGATGATATAGAAAGAGCAAACGCCGGTCAACGGGTTAATGAAGATATAAAATGAATAGATGGTATGCAGTAGATCACGATGATGCTATCCTAAAAAATTGGATGGCAGGAATCAAAAATGTAACAGGTCATCCAGACCCTAGTGCATATGACCATTGGGACAATATTAAATTAACACCAATAACTAATTCTGTATCTGTTAGAGGAATGACAAATCATAAAATTATTCATGAGTGTTGGAGAACTAAAAGACCTTTTTACTATGTTGATACAGGTTACATAGGTAATAATCAAAAAAGAAAAGAGTGGCATAGGGTAATTCGTAATAACGTACAACATCAAAAACTTATAGATGTTCCACCTAATAGATTAGTATCATTACAAGCGGCTTTTCCTGAACTTAAATGGAAGGGTTGGAGAAAAGATGGTAGAGCAATATTACTTGTAACACCTAGTCCTAAACCTTGTAGATTTTATAATGTAAATAGAGATAAATGGGTAGAAGATACTATTGAAACTTTAAAAAAATATACTGATAGAGAAATTATTGTTAGAGATAAAGTAGAAAGACGTAAAAGAGTTGGAGGAGGTCATATATTTTCTCAAATAAAAAATGATGACATTTATGCTTTAGTAACATATCAATCTATAGGAGCAATAGAAGGAATAATTGCAGGAGTTCCAGCATTTACAGGAGCACCTACAGCCGCTGATCCAGTTAGCAATCATGACCTAACAAATATTGAAAATCCAAAGTATTCAGATGAAGAAGAAATTTGGAAATGGCAAAAATGGTTAGCGTACTGTCAATATACTTCTGGGGAATTATCAAACGGCAATGCATTAAGAATTTTACGAGAAATGGAGTTAGAATAATGAAAAGAGTAGTTGCATATATGAAAGTTATTCCACCAGGAAACAAAAGTCCACAAAAGCCTTTAATTATAAAAAATTTTATAGAAGGTGTTAACGCAAGTGGAGATCAAGGATTAGTTTCTAATGGTTGGTCAATTATAGATGCAGATGTATCTGTTATTCAAGGCTATGTACATAAAAATTCAAAACAATCACGTCATTTACTTTTAAGAAAAAATGTTCATGCAAATCAAATTAAAAAAGGAAAAAGATGTTTAATTGTTGACAGTAGTTTATTTTTATGGGCAGATCCTAAACAAGAAAAAACATATTTAAGATATGGCTTTGACGGAATATTTCCTAATACAGCAGAATATTGTAATAAAGAACCAAACCCTAATAGATGGGAAATAATTAAAAAGAATCTTAATGTAGACCTTAAACCTTGGAAAACTACAAGTAGAGATGGCTTTATATTAATTTGTTGTCAGAGAGATGGCGGATGGAGTATGGAAGGTATGCCTGTTATGAATTGGTTAAGAGACGTTATGACTAAAATTAGAACGTATACTGATAGACGTGTTAAGATTAGATTCCACCCAGGTGATAAAAATACAGCAAGACACCAAGCAATGATTAGAGAATGGATAAAAGCACGAAACGTACAATTCCAAGGAGTAGAAGTTAGTTGGTCAAAAGATATTAGAGATGAGTATGCAGGAGCATATGCAGTTGTTGGACATAATTCAAGTCCTACTGTATCTAGTGTAATTGAAGGAATACCTACTTTTATAACTGATCCTGAACGAGCTCAATCGGCTCCAGTAACACATCATTCATTTGCAGAAATAGAAAAACCTAGAGATTTTGATAGAGAATTATGGGTTCGACAAATGGCGCAAGTACATTGGACGTTAGATGAATTAAAAGATGGTACTGCTTGGAAACATTTAAGAAAGTGGGTTAAATGAAAAACTACAAAGTAGTAACTACCTTTCATCAAAAAGGAATGGATTTGTATGGGCAAAGATTTATAGATTCTTTTAATAAAAATGTAGATAAAAGTATACGACTAGAAATATTTGCAGAAAATTGTAATCCACAAGGAGATGAAAGAACTACAATTCATAATAGTAACGTTATTACTAAACTAATAGCTTTTAAAAATAAATGGAAAGATGTTCCTAAAGCAAATGGTATATGTCCTTTTCCTGAAAAGCGTCCACGAGATCATCATAAAAAATTTAAATGGGACGCAATAAGATTTGCAAATAAAGTTTATTCTATATTACATAGTGCAGAAGATGAAAACACAGATTGGTTAATATGGATGGACGCTGATATTGTTGTACATAGTCAATGGCCACTTCAAGACTTTACAAAATTATTTCCTGATACAAGATGGTTAACATTTGTTGGAAGAGGAAGAGGAGCTCAAACATGGCCCGAGTGTGGATTTTATGGAATGAATTTAAAACATCCTTCTTGTAAAAAGTTTTTAAAAGATTTTGAACGTGTATATGAAGATGCCGAAAAAGGTATATTTTTATTATCTGAATGGCACGACTCATATGTGTTTGGACAACTATTAAAAAGTGCAAGACTGCAAGATGCAGATGTACTAGATTATAGCGAAAACATATACAATAGGACCGCAAAGACGGGCGGAGGCGGGCATCCTTTCATCAACTGCGTACTAGGTACCTGGCTAGATCATTTAAAAGGAGATTCTCGAAAACAAAAAGGAACTAGTTTAAAAACAGATTTAATGATCGGTCGTAATGAAGAATATTGGAAAAATATATGAAATTTAGTGTGTTTACAGATTTTGGTTCTTTAAATAGTGTTCCAGTTTTTAATGCAGTAATAAAAGGTTTATTAAAATTAGAACATGAAGTAGTTGTAAACTCTTTAGATGCCGATGTGGCTGTTATATGGTCATTACTATGGCACGGAAGAATGGAACCTAATAAAAGAATATGGAAGGAATTTCATCAACAAAATAAAAAAGTATTAGTAATAGAAGTAGGAAATATTAAAAGAAATATTACTTGGAAAGTTGGCATAGATGGAATAAATCGAAAAGCAGACTTTGGTCAAATGGATAATGGTCCTGACAGAGCAAATAAATTTAATTTAAAATATAGTCCTTGGAGGACCGCTGGTGATCATATATTAATATGTTCCCAACATGACAAAAGTGAACAATGGAAAGATATGCCACCATTAAATCAGTATTTGCATGAAACCATTGATAAAATTAGAGAACATTCAAAAAGAAAAATAATAATAAGAACTCATCCTAGATGTCCTGTACAATTAAATTTAAAACACGAAAGTCAAGTAGGAATGCAAGTACCTAAACAAATTAAAGACAGTTATGATGACTTCGACTTTGATCTAACAAATTGTTGGGCAGTAGTTAGTGAAAGTAGTAACCCAGGTATTATAGCAGTTCTTAATGGAATACCAGCATTTGTAGGTAAAGACAGTCTTGCATATGACGTAGGAAATACTGATTTGTCCCACATAGAAGACCCAAAAATGCCCGACAGGCAACAATGGCTCCAAGATTATGCATATACGGAGTGGACTACAGAAGAAATAGCGGAAGGATTACCATTTTCTAGATTGACTTTTTGATAATACCAAAGTATAATATAAGGTATGCAAAAAATCTCAATAGAAGCTTGTTTGGAAATGATGGTAGGCTTGAGTGATAAGCCAGTTAATCCACCATTTATTTTGCTACCTAAAGACAGAAAAATATTAACTGACATTGCCAAAAAAGTTTATAGAGGTACTGCTTTAACTGATAGACAGTACGCAACTGTAAAAAGAGTCCTTAGAACTAACTACTCTACACAATTTAAAAATAGAGATGTTGATATCATTGCATCATCAACTATATTACGTAAACCACTAAGACAAATAGATAGAAGTTCTTATATTAAAATTGGAAATTATAAAGAATTCGTTTACGATCCTTTTAGTTATTATGCATATCAACCAAATCATAAAGTTCTTATAGTAAGATTTCCTTTTAATGTTATGTATAGCAAACTTATGGGGGAAGTTAGAAAATGTTTTCCTTTTTATAGAACTCATAAACAAAAAGATAAAAACAAATATATTCTTCCTTATAATGAACGTTTAGCTCATAAAGTAGTAGATAAGTTTAAAGGCAAAATAACAGATATAGATCCAACATTATTAGAGATTCATGAAAAGTGTGAATACTTTTATAATAATAAACAAGAATTTCTACCAGGAATTTATGATTTCAAAATCAAAAATTGTTTACCAAAAACGTCTGAACACTATGTAAATAAGTTTGGGCAACCAAGTCCTAGTAACTTATTTTTATTTAAAGATAGAAGTGAATATTTGGGATTGAAATATTTTAGTGGACTACATTTAGAACACTCATTAGCCGATCAAGATGAGTTTACTAAAAGACTTGTTAAACGTAAAGCATCTGTAGTTGTTGTTGAAAAGAAAAAATGGGAACTAAAACAAGTAATAAAAACAATGTTTGATTTAAAAAGAATTCCTTTATTGGTAGTATTACCAGTATTTCCAAAAAAAGATCCTGCTGAATCTTTGGAAGCATCACATAAAATTTTTAAAAACTATGTAGACAATAAAGACATTTCGGTATTGTTTAGATTGGAAAACATGGAATCTGGTATCAAGTTTAACGAATATGTTCGTGAAAATGGACTTAATAATAAACTTGCAAATAATACAAAAATAGTGTACATTAATAATAAGAAGATTCCAAAACCTTTATTAAGATTTAATTGGGAACCGGAAGGCGTATTATGTCTTGATACTACAAGGAATTACAGCAAAGTAAATTCTTTTGAAGAAGAATTTGATTTAGTTGTTCAATATGCTACTGAAGACCATAGCCCTTGGAATCCATATTTTGTTATGGAAAATATATGAGTTGTAAAATAGTAATCAACGACGAAGTCAATGTAAAAATTGAAGGGCTACCTGTTGATGTACGAAGAAAAATAGCAAATAGTTTAAAATGGGAAGTTCCATACGCAAGATACTTGCCTCAATATAAATTAGGAAGATGGGATGGTAAGATTGGTTTCTTTGGTTTAGGTGGTAGTGGTTTTGTTAATCATTTAGATAAAATTTTAGAATTACTTAATAAACAAGGTGTTGAAGTAGGCTCAATAGAAGATAAAAGAAAGAAATATGATTTAAAATTTCAACCTATTGACAAAAATTATTTTGGAAATAAAACATGGCCCAAAGGTCACATTTGTGAAGGACAAGAAATTGTACTTCGTGATTATCAAGTAGATGTTGTTAATAATTTTATAAAGCAACCACAATCATTACAAGAAGTTGCCACTGGTGCAGGGAAAACAATTGTTACTGCTTGTTTATCTAGTTTATGTGAAAGACTAGGACGAACTGTTGTAATAGTACCCAATAAAAGTTTAGTTACACAAACAGAAGAAGATTATATTAATGTAGGTCTAGACGTTGGAGTATACTTTGGTGATAGAAAAGAACTTGGAAAAACACACACAATTTGTACGTGGCAATCTTTAAATGTTTTAGATAAAAAAGCAAAAGCTGGACAATCAACATTATCCTTAACTGAATTTTTAAGTGGTGTACAAACATTAATAATAGATGAAGTACACCAAGCAAAAGCAGATGTTTTAAAAAAATTACTAACACATCATTTAAAAAATTCTCCAGTAAGATGGGGATTAACAGGAACAATTCCAAAAGAACAATTTGAATTTCAAAGTTTATTAGTTGCTATAGGTCCTGTTATTAATCAAATATCTGCAAAAGAATTACAAGATAAAGGTATATTATCTAAATGTCACGTTAATGTAGTACAATTAGTTGACACATTAGTACATAGAACATACCAAGAAGAATTAAGTTATTTGGTTACAACTCAAGATCGATTAGAATACATAGCAAAATTAATAGGCAAAATAAAGGAAACAGGCAACACACTTATATTAGTAGATAGATTAAAGGCAGGAGAAAAATTACAACAAATAATTCCTAATAGTGTTTTTATTAAAGGCGAAACAAAATTGCAAGATAGAAAAGAACAATATGATGAAATTTCTAGTGCAAATAATAAAATAATAATTGCAACATATGGTGTTGCATCTATTGGAATTAATATACCTAGAATATTTAATTTAGTATTAATAGAGGCAGGTAAATCATTTATAAGGGTAATACAGTCAATAGGTCGTGGCATAAGAAAGGCAAAAGATAAAGACTTTGTTCAAATATGGGACATAACATCTACTTGTAAGTTTGCTAAAAGGCATCTTACACGAAGAAAGAAATTTTATAAAGAGGCTAACTATCCATTTACTATAGAAAAAGTACAATGGAATTAGCACAGAAAGAAAGAAATGAGAATATTAACATTAGAAAACGAAACTTTTTTACTGAATAAATTACCAGAACACGTATCAGATGATATGTGTTTTTCGGTTTTAGATAATAGCAATCCTAAGGAACCCGATTTCTTTTTTATTCCTTTAATTTATATAGAAAGTTTTAGTAGTCCTGCTGTTGTTTTAGACATCGGAGGAAATGAATTAATAATGCCTTTAGATTGGAGTATAGGTGTAGGCGATAAAGAAGATAGTACTTTTGTAGAAGTTGTTCCTTTAACTAGTATTACGGATAGAGGTTTTCAAGCATTTTTGTTTAATCCTTTAAATGGATTTAAAGCAGAATTTATGGAAGTTAAAGTATTAAATTTTTATAATGATATTAAATGGTATTTCCCTAAAGTAAAAAATAATCAATTAATATCTACGCCTATTACAACAGGTAAAAAAGAACCTTTGTGTGCATTTTTTGTTAAAGATATATCAAGACAATGTGAAACTATTGAATATGGATTGTTATTATAATGGGTAGACATAGTAAACAAGAACCTCAAACTAAAGGTATGAACATGGATGTTCAATACGAAAAAGGTAAGGCGTGGGACGGACAAAGTCGTCCATCTGATGATGCATATAGGAAAGGATACAATGCTATTAACTGGAACAACAAAAAAAATGTCAAAAAGAAAAAGAGAAAACCTAAAAAAAATAAAAAGAACTCTTAAAAACGGACTTATAATTAAAGCACCTGTGTTAAGAATACCAACAGGAAAAGGTAAGAAATTGACAAACGTTTGGTTATCGCAAGATTACATACCAGAACTTTTAAAAATAATTAAGAAGAAAAAATTGTCTTTAAAAAATATAACAACAATGGATGAAGGTCATATTAAAATTACTTTTCATGATCCTAGACACGCAACATTATTTGGATTACATTATGAAAAAATCTAGAAAACTTACAAAAAAAGAAGTAATAGCTAAAAAATTAGGAATAGAATATATTTACGAATCGCCAGATGGTGGAGAAACTGTATATCAACGTGAAGTAGGAAATTATACTGCCGAAAGACAAATAGTATCCAAAAGTGAGAAAGCACACATAGAAGAAGAGTTCAAAAGACGTAATCATTACATTACACCAGAAGCAGTTAAGCTATGTTGGAAACATAGAGGATTGCAAAAGGCGTGGGAAAAGTATATAATGTTATTGGAATTATATGGTCATAGTGAAGAATAAATTGCCGTTGAAGGATATCCTTGCGGCTATAGATATGAATGCTAAAAACATTTGGAATGAATTTTCCGATGATGAACAAAAGCAAGTAGGCTTTTATATATTGAATAGATATGCAAGTTCAGTAGTAGGTAAAAAAGAAGATAAAGAATTAACTATTCTAAAAACAAATGAATATTATAATAAAAACTTTTTTACTTTATCTAAACATAAAAAATTATTATGGTATTTGTTATGTATGACTGCAAGTGAAAAGAAAAAAATAACATTTCATCCATGGATAGGCTATAAACATAAAGAATATGGTAGTAAATCAAAGGCGGTTAAGTTTTTAAAAAATTTATATCCTACTAAAAAAGAAGATGAAATAACATTATTAGCAACAATAAATTCTGCTAAAGAATTAAAAACATTAGCACAAGACTTTGGTATGTCAAAAGAAGAGGTTAAAAAAGTACTATGATAGAAAAGTTGCATTCTTGTAAACATTGTAACGCAAAGTTTACTAGAGAAAAAACTTTAGCTGTCCATATGTGCGAACAAAAAAGAAGATTTTTACAAAAGGATGAAAGGAGAGTTCAACTAGGATATCAAACTTTTATTAGATTTTATCAATTGTGTCAAAAAATGGAAAAAGAAAAAACATACGAAGAATTTTGTAAGAGCCCATACTATACAGCATTTGTTAAGTTTGGGAGTTTTTTGAGTAATGTTAAACCTTTATATCCACACAAATATATTGACTATGTCGTTACTAGTGGAGTAAAGTTAGATCATTGGTGTAGAGAAGAATTATATGAAAAGTATTCTATAAATTTAATTTTAAAAGAAACAATGGAAACAGCAGTGGAACGTTCTATTAAATCTATGATGGATTGGGCAGAAGAAAAAGAAGCACCATGGCACGATTACTTTAAGTATGCAAGTTTGAATAGAGCTACACAAGATATTAGAGATGGAAAAATTTCACCATGGTTAGTATTAAATTGTAAAACAGGTAAGGAAATGTTAGGAAAATTTAATGATGAACAATTACAAATTATAAGTGGTATAATGGATCCTAGACATTGGGCAGTAAGGTTTCAAAGAGTACCAGCAGATGTAGAAATAGTAAAAAATATTACCAAGGAGGCAAACTTATAATGAAAGATATAGAAATAAAAATGGAAACGTTTAAGAACAAAGATGTAGACTTTCTTGAAGTACAAAAGCACGTTATTAATTTATTTGAATCTGAACAAATTACTATAGAAGGTAAAACTTGTGAAGATATTTCAGATTTATTATATATGAACATTTCAAGAAGATGGAACGGAAGAGATATTACTATTGAAATAACTGATGAAAGTAAATGTGGTTGTGCGATGTTATATCCTAAAGATCCTAAAATTGTATTAAACCCAAATCAAAGAAATATTATTGTTAGATGCCAGATATAGATATAGACTTTGCAGATAGATCAATTTTGTTAAACAAAATTAAACACAGAATTGCTAAATTAGATTCCGGTAAAAAACATAATACTGGAGTTTACTTTACAGAAGTACCTCACGATCCAATAAACAATTTGTGTACAATTGATTATGAAAAAGCAGAACAAAGAGGATATTTTAAAATAGATTGTTTGAACGTTAGCATTTATAAAGACATTAAAGATGAAAACCATCTTAATAAATTAATAACTACTGAACCATTATGGGAATTATTAGAAGCAAAAGAATTTGTAGATCAAATTTTTCATATAAATGGACACGTAGAAATATTAAAAAAACTTAAACCTATAAACATAGAACAATTAGCGGCTGTATTGGCAATAATTAGACCAGCTAAAAGATATTTGCTTAACAAAACTTGGAACGAAATATTAAAAAACGTTTGGGTTAAACCAACAAATGGCAGTTACTTTTTTAAAAAATCCCACGCAACTTCATATGCAATGGCAGTAATTGTACATATGAATCTTTTATGTGAACAATTAAAAGGAAATAATGTCAAAGAGTCATAAAAAAAGAAGTTTAATTAAAACTCTTACATGGAGAATTATAGCAACTTCAGATACGTTTTTAATAAGTTGGATTATTACAGGTGCGGCAACTTTAGCAGGTGCTATTGCAGGTATAGAAATTGTAACAAAAATGTTTTTATATTACCTACACGAAAGAGGTTGGAATAAAATTAAATGGGCAAAACAAGTTAATGAAGGACATACAACACTTCTTCCTTTCTACTGTTATTTTTCCTGCTTTAAACAGTACTATGATGCACCAGAACATAGTCAAATTCATAAAAAAGAAGCTAAAGAGGATTAATTTTTTCTTTAGAATAACAAGGTCCGTTTAAAATATTTTTATACCAAAACAAATTAGATTGCCAATCTTTTATTGCTTTTCCAGAAAATAAATCTTCATCCTCTAGTTTCAAACCACAATTAGGACAACCACCTTGTTCTTTTGTTTCTACCCAATAAGGTTCATGATATATAGGAAGTTCTGTATCTTTATTAGTACATTTTTCGTGCCACCAGACAGTTCTGCCACTTATAGCATACCACACTAACCTTGTTTCATCGGTCCAGTTATACATCACTGATTGATTTTTCTGATTACTTCTTTGGGTTTTCTAACTAGTTGAACTGATCTTCTTTTTGTTCTTTTTACAGCAAGATTATTTAAATTTGTGACATGGCCCATTTTTACTGTAACATCTTTAGTATTCATTATCATTAAAATTTCCCTATAATTTTGCATTTCTTTTCTTAAAAATATTCCAATAGGGATCATTCTATTAGACTCCCACCACCAGGTTTTACACAAGGCTACAAAATCAGCTTTCTGACTATCGCCCTTTAGGTCCTGATAGATGTATATACTAGTGATTGCGTGGTCTTGATTGTTGATTACACCCACATATTCCTTGCCGCCATACTCTACTACACTTATGAAGGGAAAATCTTTCTCTATGTCTTCTTTTAGCATTCTTTTTTCTAATAAATACGTTATATTGTTACTAATTGATGGTGTATTATGCAACTTATACGAAGATATTTATTAAATAATAGAATAGTGCTTACTGCGAATTTGGCAGGGCAAGTTACGAGGTATAGATCCGTGTATCAAAGAAATATAAACGTTTACAGAAATATAGACAATGTTCTTCAGTTTGAAGTTAAAAATGCTGACGAAAAAGCTGTAAGTATCCTTAATACATACACACCTAAGTTTAAAATGTGGGATGAAAACGATACTTTAGTTGCTGAAAAAGATGGAACTATTATAGAAACATCTACACCAAGCAAAGTAGGACAATTTACTATAACATTGACTGAAAACGATTTACTAAATCTTAAACAACAATATATGAGTTATAGTGTTTATTTGTATCATACAAATGATGCTAAAAACGTTTTAACTTATCCTAATTCACACTTTGGAAGTCAAGGAACAATATATCTTAATACTAGCAACTTTCCTGGACCTAAAGTATCGCATGAAGTTAAAACATTTATTGAAGATACACAAGACAATACAATATATAATTCAGAAACAATTACAGCCGATCCGGCAATAAACGGAAATATAGCTTTACATACTGCGGCATATTATACTACAGATGCAGTTGGAACATTAACAGTACAAGGTACTTTAGATGCTCAAATAGGTGCAGGTACAAATTGGGCAGATGTAGCCACAACCAATTTAACTGCTAGTGACACTCTTCAATATGTTAATTTCAATGGCGTATATCAACACTTAAGATTCAGACACCAAATAACTGCTGGTACTATAGACAAAATATTAGTTCGAAATTAATTGACTTTTCATTAAAATTATTTTATAATGCATATATGAATATTGTATATGACGCATTATTAATTCACTTACCCCAAAAAAGAAAACAAACACCTAGCGGATGGCTATCTTTTAATGCACCTTGTTGTCAGCATATGGGAACATCTGCTGATACTAGACAACGAGGAGGCTTAATTGGTAGTGTTGATGAGGGTGTAAGTTTCCATTGTTTCAATTGTGGTTTTAAAGCAAGTTGGAGAGTTGGTAGAAATTTATCATATAAAATGAAAAGGTTTATGAGATGGCTTAATATGCCAGATGAACAAATTACTAAATTAGCATTAGCAGTTCTACAAATTAAAACAGATACAGTAGGATATCAAGCAATAACACAATTACCAAAATTTAAAAATAAAGAGCTTCCTGAAGGTGCAAAACCTTTACATGAATGTAAATTTAGTCTAAATTTACATAAATGGGAAGAACAAGACAAATACTTTTATCAAGTTTTAGAATATGTAGACAAAAGAAGTCTAAAGTTAGATGATTATGAGTTTCATTGGGCTAAAGGTAGTGGTTATAGAGATAGATTAATTATTCCTTTCTATTATCAATCTCGTATAGTAGGCTATACTGCTAGAAGAGTTACTGATTCAAATAAAGTAAAATATCTATCTGAACAACAACCAGGGTATGTTTTTAACATAGATGCCCAAGATGATGATAGAAAATTTGTAATTGCAGTAGAAGGACCTATAGATGCTATTACTATAGATAGTGTAGCATTGTTAGGAAGTGAAGTTAAAGATCAACAAGGAATTTTATTAAACAGTTTAGGTAAGCACGTCATAGTAGTACCTGACAGAGATGAGGCTGGACAAAAGTTAGTTCATGATGCTATAAATTTAGGCTGGAGCGTGAGTATGCCCGAGTGGGATCATGATATTAAAGATATTTCTGACGCCGTTGGTAAATACGGACGACTACATACTTTGTATGCAATCATAAAAAACGCACAGGAATCACAATTGAAGATAAAGTTAAGGATGAAAAAATGGTTTATATAAAAAAGTTCTTTTCGTTCTTATTTTCTCCTATTACAAAATATCTGGAACACAGAAAGTACAAGAAGAAAGTTAAAGAACTACAGAAAAGAGATCCATTTATATACAAATAAGATATGATAATATGGGGAATAACAGGCAATAGTCACGATGCAAGTTTATCCGTGATGAAGTGGAGTCCGAATGGCTTAACGGATCATTACAAACTTAAACTACTTTGGGCAGGACTGTCTAGAGATTTTAGTGGTAAACCAGGCGATCCAAGTTTAAGTGGTAAGATGTTAGCTTATGTTAGATCAAATCCTAGATGGGCTTTCCCGGCAAAAATTGTTTGGTATGAAAAACCTTTTCTAAAAAGTTTACGACAATTATACGCAGGGCAAGGATTTCTGTTTCAAGAAAATAATATTAAAAAATATCTAGCTAAAGCAGGTATACATAAAGTTCCAATCGAATATGCAAAACATCATCATAGCCATGCGGCATATGGATATTTTACAGCACCTTTCTTTGAAAGAAATGCCGCAATAGTTGTATTAGATAGCATAGGAGAATTTCAAACATTTACTATATGGCATGGTAAAAGAGAGAAAATAAAACAAGTATACTCTCAAAGATATCCGCATAGTGTTGGATTATTTTATAGTGCAATGACACAACGATTAGGATTTAAACCAAACGCAGAAGAATATAAAACAGAAGAACTTGCTAAAAAAGGCAACTGGAGAGTTCATTACAGAAAGTTTATGGAAGAATTAGTTCATACTAGAATGCCTTTTAAATTAAGAGAAAACTTACATCGAGGAGCTAATTGGTGGAGACCTGAATTTAATTCAGAAGAAGATTTAGCCAACATAGCCGCAACTACTCAACATATTTTTGAATTGATTTTAGTTAGTATTAGTGGTTGGTGCCAAACAAATATTAAAGCTGATAATGTAGTTTTTGTAGGTGGTTGTGCATTAAACAAAACTGCTATTAATAAACTACGACATATATGGGATGACATTTGGATTCCACCAAATCCAGGTGATCCAGGTTCTTGTATTGGTTCTGTTTTAACAAAATATCCAAAACACCTTGACTTTAATCCTGATGTATGGTACAATAAGAACAATGGAAAAATCAAGACAAAATAAAGACTACGGATACGACATCCAAAAAGTTTATCTAGAAATGATGTTAGGAAATGCAGAAGCATTTGTTAGATGTCAATCTATATTTGATCACAATTTATTTGATAGAAAATTACAAAGTACGGCAGATTATCTTAACAAATATGTTGCTGAACATAATGCATTACCAACACCAGATATGATTAATGCAAATTGTAAAACAGATTTAAAAATACCTGAAGGTCTTCACGAATCCCATTATGATTGGTTATTAGGTGACTTTGAAACATTTGTTAGACATAAAAGTCTTGAAAGAGCTATATTAAAATCTGCAGATATGTTAGAAAAAGGTGACTATGGTCCAGTTGAAGACTTGGTTAAAAAGGCAGTACAAATAGGATTGCACAAAGATTTAGGTACAGATTATTTTAAAGATCCAAAAGAAAGATTAATGAAATTAAAAGATCAAGCAGGTCAAGTTAGCACAGGCTGGTCAACATTAGATAGAAAACTATTTGGTGGATTTAATAAAGGTGAACTTAATATATTTGCAGGAGGATCTGGTGCAGGTAAATCTTTATTCCTTACAAATTTAGGTTGTAACTGGACGTTAGCAGGATTGAATATTTTATATGTTAGCTTTGAATTAAGTGAAGAATTAATATCAATGAGAATAGATAGTATGCTTACTGACATTCCTACAAAGAAAATTTTTAAAGAATTAGATGGTGTTGAAATGAAAGTAAGAATACTTGGTAAGAAATCTGGTAAATTCCAAATTAAGTATATGCCAAGTGGCAAAAATGCAAATGATTTAAGATCATTTATTAAAGAATATGAAATTAAAACACAAAGTAAAGTTGATGTATTGTTAGTTGATTACCTTGATTTGATGATGCCAATATCTAAAAAAGTATCTCCAAGTGATTTATTTGTTAAAGATAAGTTTGTATCAGAAGAATTAAGAAATTTATCAATGGAATTAGGAATTATATTTGTAACTGCATCACAATTGAACAGAGGTTCAGTTGAAGAAATAGAATTTGATCACTCACATATAGCAGGCGGTATTAGTAAAATACAAACTGCTGATAATGTATTTGGTATATTCACTAGTAGAGCAATGAGAGAACGTGGAAGATATCAAATACAATTAATGAAAACTAGATCATCTAGTGGTATTGGTAGTAAAATAGATTTAGAATTTGATATAGATTCATTAAGAATTAGAGATTTAATTGAAGATGAAGATGCTCAAAAATATGATAAACGAGTAGGACAAGTATACAATACATTAAAGAAAACTTCATCAGAGCAACCAGAAACAGCAGTTGATCCTAGCAAAGGTACTAGAATACCACAAGCTAAAACAGAAGGCGATTCTACTAAATTGCGAGAGTTTTTATCTAATCTAGACAAAGAGTAATAATGAGATTATATAAAAACAAAAGATCCAATATACATAGGAATGGCTTGTCTGCCTCTACTAATATTAAAAAAGGTCAAAGAATTATCCAGTATAAAGGAAAGAAAATTAGTCACGATAAAGCAGAAACAGATCCAAAGTATGATAACGATAAAGAGATTTACTTGTTTAATTTAAACAAACAGTACGATCTTGATGGTGATTTTAAATTTAATACTGCTCGATTAATAAATCATTCCTGTAATCCTAACTGTGAAGTTTTTGATTATAACAGACAATTATGGATTTTTGCTATAAAGAATATTAAAAAAGATGAAGAGTTAACTTATGATTATGGGTTTAGTTTTGATAAAACAGACTACAAACAATACCTTTGTAAGTGTGGATCATCTAATTGCGTAGGTTATATTGTTCGAAAAGGATCAAGGTGGCGAATAAGCCGCGAAGCGGTCATCCGCCAGAAAGTAAGCAGTCGCGAAGCGACGCGATAGCATTCGGTAAACAGATTTTATATAATTTTTCTTTTGACGCCTTTACGTTTAACGTCTAATGTACTACAATGTATTCCACCATCCCAATACAAATAATGGCGTTGCTCCACTACGTGGCAATCAATGTGTAAGGATTTTAGTTTTTCAAATAGTTTAGGTATGTGTCTTGCAAACACAATATTGTTTCTATCTAATATTAATACGTTTAAATCAAAACAAACTTCTTGATTATACCCTCTCCAGTTCTCTAAATACTTGTCTAACCAGGCAACATCCATTTTATCTCGTGCTTTAGCATAGTCTTGAATATATCTATTCATGTTTAATGGGGGCAAACAATCACTTACATCTAATAACTTTTTGTTATGCAAACACTTAGGCAACCAATCCATACCAGCATGAATAACTGTTTCATCATCTACCATAATAAAGCCATGGTCAATGTGTCCAAACTCTTTAACCCGTGTCCCTTCATTAGTAATAAATCTATATTCAGGTAACTCACGCTTACACCATTCTAATCCAGTTTGACTTCCAGGACCTTGTGTATTAACAATAAATGCATCGCCCGCCTTAAACATTGTAGCCATATGCCACAATACTCTATCAGATAATTTCTCTACATACGTTTTGTCATTCATAAACCATTCGTCTGTAGTATTCAAATCCATAAGCATAGGGGCAGGTTGGCTTATCCAACGGTGGCCTTCACGGAATAATTTTTCAAATATTTCATAATAGCTAATAGCATCAAAGTATCTGTCTGTATAACTTGTATAAGATTGGATAACGGTATTACCCATAACCATATACTGATCTCTTGGTACGATTGGTGCAATTGGTACATCTATACTAAACTGTGGCATTTTTACTGCATCATATTTGTATACAGTAGGACGAGTTACTTCAACACCGCCTTTTGTAAGGAAGTCTGCTAACGCATCTAAATCCTGTTTAGTTTCTTCTAGGATATGATTAAATTGATTAATGTTGCCTTTAGTCAACAAATGATCCACGTCTCCAGGAGAGTACGTGTCTCCTACAATTACAGATTCTAATGGATCATATTCTGTGTAAATCATGCGAAATCTTTCTTTCTAAGGAACATAATTACCATCTTTCGAACAATATCTTTGTTTTCAAATTTAGTAACTACGTGAACAACGTCATGTGGATTTATAATACCAACATTATCTGAAGGTAATACCCATTGACCGTGTATATCGTTTTCATGTTGTTTTGCTAAAAACAAACCTCCATCGTGTACGTCAAAATTTCTTCCGAAGTACAAAATTACACCGCCAAGTTCAAGTTCGTCTAAACTATCACGATGCCATCTAGCATGATAAGGAGGTCTTGATTCGACAATATACAAACTCATTATATCGTTAGGTGTTACAGATTGTTTGATGTAATTTTTATTTTTAAGTACATCGAGCCACCAATGCTGAAACTCTTTAGTAGTTAAAGTGTAAGCACTGTTGTCAAAGCCTTGTATAGCATTATCATCATTGTAATGAGCTTTGCCCTCTTCTTTCACAGTACACTCAGCTACAAGGTTAATTAACTCTTTGTACTGATCAGCATCTAAAAAATTTTCAATAACATCCATCATAGTGTAATAAGCTCTTTTCTCAACACTTCAAAATACATTTCATCAGCATTTAATGGTATCATATATAGAGATTGGAATCTAACTTTTCTAACCATAAAGAATGTTCCAAAATTATTTAGAATTTCAAAACCACAATCTGTAAAAGTCTTTTCTGCTCTTGCTACAAGTCCAGGAATTTCCATAGGAGACTTTTCATTTTGTAATGCGTCTACAAAATTTTTATAAACTTCTTCGCTAAGAAAGTTATCTACTATTTTCATTTTATTTGTTCCTTTAAAACATCAAAGTATTCATCTGTAGCACTAATAGGGATAATAAAAAACTGTCTATCCTCTTTTCGCTTAACGTCAAAGATTAATCCAAAGTGTCCTACAATGTCATATCCAGCTTCTTTAAAAATAAATGTTGCCCGTTCTTTCAATGTGTAATGTAATTCAAATGGCATTTCTTCGTGCAACAAGTCTATATATTTTAGGGTACTGAGGATCCCTGCTTGGCTAAAATTGTATGTAAATCCATGTTCCCAATCAAAATTATCGGGTAACACTTCATCTATTCGTGGGCCATACATAGTAGCACTCAACGGAAAAAAGCCTGCTGTTATGGCTTTACCCATCGTGAATATATCGGGCTTGACAGGCAATTTATACCATCCGACAAAACTGCCTGTCTTACCTCCCCCTATAAAGATGTCATCAAGTATTAACACAACTCCTTGTTTTTGAAGTTGAGTTAACTTGTTCCAAAATTGTTCAGTGTTGGGTTGCAACGTCTGACTATAAGAACAAGTTTCTACAATGATACACATCACTTCGCTCCAATCGATGCTGGAGGTATTGAAGTCCTTTTTTAATCTGATGACTTGGTCATACGGTTTAAGCGTATAAAAAGGATCACCAAACAAACCGTCTCCCAGGTTATAATTTAAAAATGTACTACCGTGGTAACTGTTTTCAAAGCACACAATCTTTGTGCGTTTGTTTTGTCCTACAATTTTTTGATATGCTGAAGCTAATTTAATTGCTCCTTCGTTAGCGTCACTGCCACTTAATGCAAATATACTTTTATATCCACACATTTGAAACAGTTGATCCGCTAACATATAACTGGAATCATTCAAATATAAATTTTCGTTTCTTACAATACTTTCTGCTATTTCGGGTTTTATTTGCATATTTTTGTGGACGTAATCTAATATGTCTGGTCTATTAAACCCTAATAAAAAACAACCATAGTGCAACAAAGGATCAATAATTTTTTTATTATCTTTAATATAGCCGTACTGCCAATGCGGCTTGGCTACATTAGTTAATTGTTGTGGCCCGGGTATTAATCCTTTTAAATGTTTCACTTATTCTATTCTATTCTTATTTCTATTTGGTCGTATGTTATATTGTTGTTTCCTTCAAATACTTTTTTTGATTCTAATTTAATGTCAATAGGTTGTTGTGCAATTATAGGATGAGCTAAATTTACTTGTTTAAAATCTCCTTTATGAAATTCTTTATCCAACATAGATACATTATCATTAATTTGCAACTTAACATAATAATCTTCTATTAAATTTTCACTTCCTCCTACAAAGTTTTTTCTATCAATCATTGTATTAATAACATTAGTAGCTGGGTCAATTGTAAATTTAACAATAACCTTTTCATTACTAGCATTAAATTTTATATCATAATCTAACACCAATTTACTTGGCGAATCATCTGACATTTCCACTTGTTTGCTTTCTGTAATTGGCAACAGTTCTTCTGCATCGTTTATATTTTTGAATACAACATTGTTATTAAATGAAATATTCAAGTTGTTTTCGTACCCGTGATCTGCCTTGGAAAAATATCTTTTTCCATCTTCTTTAGGGCACGTAAGTCTTATCGTTCTATTCATATACTACCTCCTTAAAAAGTTCTAGAGCTTCATTAAAACTTAAATGTTCTCCTGTATTATTTAATATTGTAAATGATAATGTCCACCTACTTTGACCAGCATCAGGGTTATATGTGTCATGCAATTGACCTACGTTCATTAAACTAGGTTTATCTATAACTGCTTCATGTACTAAATCTAAATCTTCTTTATTAGCACTATAGCACTTATAACAGTCTATATCAGGTACGACACCAGCTTCTTCTAACCCTTTATTAATTCCTGTCGTATCATGTACAATTTCTTTCAACTTACTTTCATCTTTAACTCTCCACCAACGTGTAACACTATTTCTAGGACCCCAAGTAAAATTAATTTTACAAGCGTCTTTTATGTCTGGTTTAATTGTTGTATCATTATGAACTGGAATACTACCATTTGTTTTTGTAAAAAATCCTTCTACTACATTACTAACTTTTAAATTATATTTGCTTAACCAGTCTATAAAATCTTGTTGTATAACATCTTTACCCATATATGTTATAAAATTATTTTCTAAATCTTTTTCAAACATTTTAGGTTTGTTTACTTGTTTAATATTTAAATATCTATGATACTTGTTCATTTTATTTTATAGTCCACCTAACACCTTGTGTAAATGTAGAATTTTTATTTGTACTACTATAACCATATTCTTCTATTTCTAAAACTAAAGGAGTATTATTGTTCCATTCAAAAACTTTAGTAGCTCTATAAAGTTGTCCTCCTTTTATTTCTTGATCAACAATAAGTTTTTCATCATTTAATTTAAAATGAAATTTTTCACAACCTATTCCAAACTTATCATTAAAAGAATTTAAATCATTTTCAGGTACATCACCTACGTCTAATGTAAAATTTATTTTCCATTTTCCATTAGATGATTGTAATTGCATTAAGTAAGAAAGTTCTATTTGTTCTTCGTCTTGTACCCAACGTTGTGTGTTTATTAAATTTAATATATTATTTTCTTTTATTTCTATATCTGCTGTTCTTTGTACTGACCCTTTATCCATTTGTTCTTTAGATAATTCTATAGTAGGCCAACACTCTACATCATTCCAATATGTAGATAATAAATCTTGTAAGGATCCTTCCTCTATTAAAGGATTTTTAATATCATCCGATCTATGTATAGGCCAATAATCAAATTGTAATTGCTTTATCATATTTTAATAAAAATGATGATATTTAATTCTTTCATCATCTGTTTTTTTCTCCTATAAAATGATATATGTATTTGATTTGTTTTCCAATATTAAATCCACAATGTTCTGCATCTATTTTATTCCATTGATATACAGCACCTTGTTCTTCCATATGATAACAATCTTTTTCAACAATTAATGTACTACCCATACAAGGATTTGATATATGACAATGATATCTAACAAAACCATCTTTTGGTTGATCGCCTAACACTTCATTTATTTCTTGATCATCAATATGAGGTGGAACACAACATCCTGTTTTCATTTCGCTAATCCAACACATAACAGGTTTGGCATTTAACCAATTGCCAAAATCTTTATTAACATTGCCAAAACCATCATGAAAGGTTTCAAAATCTATTATATTGGCAACATTCTTAAATGCTGTTTCAATTTGCATTTTGTCTTTATAATCTGAAGGAGTTGACTCGTATTGACGTTTTACACCGTCAAGGTTTTTGATTATCTGATTCCAATCGGCTTGGAAAAATTTTCCAATATATTTCTTCATAGGGGTAAAAATATTTATGAAATGGTGTTTTTGAAATTGCAAGAACAGGCTGTATTTTGGTGGTGGTAGGCACGTATATTAATTTACAAGCAAGACCCTTGTATCGACGTCTATGAGCTTATAAAGTGCTAATATAATGGGCTTTAGAGTTTAATCTAATTACCCATTATAAAAGTTCTGTCTGTTGTGGGATTTTGGTTTTGGAATATTTTGGCTTAGAATATAGCCCACAGTATAATAACTGCAACAACGACAATTCCTATCTTCTGTACGTTACTTCCTTTAGTCCAAAGTCCTGTAACTTTACTAATCATATCATTCATAATTGTCTCCTTGTCTTAATTAAACAATATTTATCTAATTTTAGCAGTATACATTAGGAGCCGACAGATTGCCAAGGTAAAGGTTTACCATTTTCATCGCATACCATTTCGCCCGTAGCCTCTATTACGGCACACATTCGCTTCTTTCCGCCAAAATTTACGAAGAGGCAGGGCTTAACTTTTTGTCCTTGATGCGTCTTAGGTAAGTGTTCCTGTTTTTCTGGTCCATACCGAGTGTGTACTTTAGGACGACCCATGGGACGCTAATCTCTTTTTCCCATTGGAAGTGTTTGGGTTTTAGAAGATTCTGTTCCTTTTTTACTTGTCCAGTATACATTAACTTCTGGCGCTTTGGAATGCATTTGATAAGACTTCACAGCTCTTTTATAGCCTAAAGATTCTATTACTTTTGTATCTTCACCTTCTGGTAGGATTGGATCTACAAAAGTATATTTTCTCATTTTTTTCATTTTTATTCCTTATTATATTGTGGTCACTAGGGTATTTATATTTTGGTACTATAAATAGACTATATGGAAGTCTTATTTTTTACTGGAACACTCATAGCAACATCAATAAATCATATTTTATGGAACACACTTCCATCTGCTGAACAGTTAGAACGAGAAGCCTACTGGGCTAAACAAATAAGACTTTGGAAAATACAAAGAGACCGAGACCAAAAATACCTTTAATTCTATCTCCCAACATTTAGGTTAAATACATTTATAATGAGTGTATTAGCAATATTTTTCACGCTAGTAGGACTAGCAGTAGTTGGCGCACTTATTATTGTGGCAATGGGGAAATAATGTTAGCAAGACTAGTATTCATAATCAGTTTTATATTTGTAACTACTGCAACTGCAGGTACGTTTGATTATAAAAAACAAGACTGGACATGGGAATCTACTTTTGATAGCATAGTAGTTGTTACTGGTCATTCAGCAGGCGAATCTAAAAAATTTATAATGCCGAATAATAAAAAAGGAGTCCCAAATCCCAACGGCGAAGATCCTTATAAAGATTTCTTTCAAGAACGTGGAGAACAACCAGAAGTAATTGTTCCACCTAAAAGTTCACTAGGAACAGGTTTCTTTATTAACGATATCCATATAGTAACAAACTATCACGTTGTTAAAGGTATGGACACTTTTACAATATACACATGGAGTTTTCCATTTGCAGTAAAAGAAGTTGTGCTTATAGGATATGACGAAACAGTTGATATTGCTGTATTAGAAGTTAAAGAACACGTACAACATAGTAAATTAGATTGGGCAACAGAAAATCCACTCATGGGTGATGATGTTTATGTATTAGGTCACGGTTTAAATTTAATTTGGTCATTTACAAAAGGCATATTAAGTTATGACTATAGACCAAATCCATTAGACAGTTTTGTTCATTATTATCAAACTGATGCTGTAATAAATCCAGGAAACTCTGGAGGAGTATTACTTAATGAACAAGGTGAAATTATAGGTGTTAATACTCTTTTAATTTCTCCAACAAAATTTTATGTAGGCTATGGTTATTCTATTCCTTGGAAATTAGCAAAAAGAGTTGTAGAACAAATTATTCAAGTTGGTCATCATACTAAACCTAGTATAGGAATACAAATGGGAATAATAGATGACCGAGAATTATATGAAAAATTAAACCTTAGAGGCATAGAAAGTTATTTAGAAATTAAAGAAGTTGTACATGAATCGGCGGCATTTCATTTTGGATTACAAGCAGGCGATATAATAATATCAATGGATAATACTACAATTAAAGTAGTACCCGATGTAATAGAAATATTATGGTTAAAAATGCCTGGAGATTCTGTAGACTTTTTAGTATTAAGAGATATGGAATACGTAAGTCTTTCTGTAATATTAGGAAGAGTAGAAGAAGTTGTAGAAGAAGAAATAATATTAGAAGAACTAACTGAGGAAGAAATGTATGATGAAGAGCCTCTGTTAGAACCAATAGAGGAAGAAACAAGTAAAAAATGGTAACAGCATTTAAAGTTATATTTGGATTTTTGGTATTTTGTTTAGCAGGAGGAACTTTCTAATGAATCTTTGGAAGAAAATTAAATGGTTTTTGATTTCAGGAGCACCAGGCATTGAAAAACCAAAGACTACTACTATTACAATTAAAGATTTAAAGAACAAAACAAAAAAAGAATTAGAGAGAATTGGTAGAAAATTAGGAATTGAATTAGATAGAAGATTATCTAAATCAAAATTAATAAACAGAATTAAATTTAGAGCGAAATTAAAAAGGAAGAAATAAATGGAATGGCTATTTGTAATCTATTATGTTATTGCAATAGAGACCAGTACCCTTATTAAACAAAATAAAATTACGAGGTGAATTATGAATTTTAAAAAATACTTTTATATGACAATAGGATTTATTTGTCTAGGACTTGCTTACATTGGTGTAATCACTCCTGGCATTCCTTTTAGTATATTTTTAGTAATTGCCGCTTGGGCATTTGCTAAATCATCAAAAAAATGGCACGATTGGTTATATAATCACAAATACTTTGGACCTTTCTTAACAGGTTGGGTTAAGTATAAAGTCTTTCCTCAATACGCAAAATATTCAATGGTACTTGTTATGGCAAGTTCATTAGCAATACTTTGGCATAGTACACATAATTTTAACGCATTGTTATGGTCAGGTGGATTTATGGCACTAGTTGCTATATGGGCGTGGAGATATCCTGCAACAAAAGAAATTGCAGATGATAGAATTAAAAGAGGAAAAAAAGTTGCTTGGTTAAGATGAGCTTTCTTAATATGGATGACGTGGTTAAGAAAAGACTAATGGATATGTTGTTTGGCATTTTAATATCGATTTATTGTGGTTGGATCCTAGCACAAATTATTATAGGATATTTAGAAGAGGATATGAAATAATGTGGAAAAAACTTTGGGATTGGAAAATAAAACTAATTCGTAAGTACCCAGTTTGGTGTGCCTATGCGGCTTGGCTAGAAGGAATAATTATTGGTTTATTAATCTATCATTATTTCTTAATGGAAAAGTTAAGTTGCTGTGGAGTATATGGGTAAACAATTAACATTGTTATTAACATTAATATCTTTAACTTCATGCTCTGGATACAAATTCAATTTTACCTGCAATGATTTTTCTAGTGATTTAAGTCTCAAAGAAAATCATAAAAAATTAAAAGAATGTGAAAAGAATCAATTTAAATGGTCAAAGAAATTTTAATGATTAAAGAAGGTATAACTGAAGAAAATTTTAGTATTAGTAGCCACGAAATTTATAGATTTCCTTGCATAGGAGTTTGTAGTATAGATCTCGATAGTGGATATTGTTTAGGTTGTAGTCGTACTTTAAAAGAAATATTTAAATGGGAAGACCCAAATACTTCTATGGAATGGAAATCATTAAATGAAAAAGAATTAAAAACTAGATGATTGATCCAAAAATTCAAAAAGAAATCAACAGACAAAAATATTTTACTTTTGGAGCGTTAATAATTATGGTAATAGTAATTGGTATTACGCTTTACATAGTCGGTTGACTTTACACTAAAAATATAATACAATTCAATTATGGTACTAAAAGTTCTTACTAAAAATATTCAAAGAGTAGGACGCCAAACAAGAGAGCAGAAAGAGATAGAAGAATTCGCGGCAAAAATAGCACAACAACAAGACACAGGAGTAATAAATTATGGCAAAGAAAAAAGTAAAAGAACATTACGTAAAGAAACTTTTAAAAACATTAAGTCTTAAAGGTAATAAAAAAGCAAAACATAAAGTTATTAATATTAATAACTACGAAAGATTTTGGGGAGATTCAACTCCTACAGGTCATCAAATTAGAATTGTATGCCAAGATGATTCAACATTACATATAAATTTAAATTGGCCTAAAGGTTATAATCCTAGACTACACAAAGTAGATCCAAAAAGATGGTCAATAGGCAGTCAGTAGCACGTTGAGTGCTTTAGAAGGATCAACTGAAGAAGAACAATTTTAAAGTTTATGAGCAAAGAACAATTAAAAAGAATTGACGAAATAGAAGAACAAATTGAAACTTTAGAAGACAGTTTAAGAACTGTTAAAAAAGTTACACCGTTGCACGACCGTACTTGGTTTGTAAAATGGATTTCAGTAGGATTCATTTGTGCCGCGGTACTATGTAGATCTGTAGAAGAAGTACCAAAGATGTATGATGTAATATTTTCTGCATCAGGTACTGCAGGTTGGTTGTACGTTGGGTTTTCTTGGCACGACAGAGCATTAATAGTTTTAAACACAATACTATTATCAATGTTAGCAACAGGATTATTTAGGTATATTATACAATGGACAATGTAAAGAAAAATTATTTTAATGCCAGCAGATAAACCAAAAACAAAACGACCTTATACTAAAGTAAGAATGGTTCCTGAAGATTCTAAAATGAAGGATCACGCATTTTATTATTATGCATTTAAGCCTGGTAAGGGTGAAAAGAAAAATCAAAAATTAAAAATGCGAAAATACGATCCAGTTACCAGAAAACATATTTGGTGGGTAGAGAAAAAATTGCCACCACACTCCAAAAATTGATCTAGAACAAATCATTTTAAAGCTATTTCATAGCCCACAGTTATACATAGATTAACAGATAAATATTATTATGGAAGTACTTATGGAATGGAATCGATTGTTAAGTTACCTACGTTTAAAAAAGGAAAATATAAATTTTGTTTAGAAAAACAGTGTGAACTACAAAAAGAGCTCCGTGATGGAGACCCTGCTCACGTAGAATGCTGGTTATGTATCGTAGATTGTTATTCCAAATGGCCAAATATTTCTAATTTATATTCTTTAAATCAAATAATACAATTACGAAATACCAAAAATTTTGGTATAATTCCTAATTGTGAATAGTATGCATTTGCAATATACTAAATACATTAAAGGAGAAACATATGTCATTTTTATTACATGAACTAATGGAACTTGTATTGTTAATTTCTGCAATAGCAGTAACATGGGCAGTACCTAGACCAGCTTGGCTATCACGACTTTATAATCGTATCGGCAGAGCATTTGGTTACAATCCACAGTACAAATAATTTTTGAAGCTTTTATCGAGAGTTTAAGATATCTTAAAACATATTATAACTTTTATCAATGCTAGTGTAAATACAGTTGTAATTTAACAGGCTAATAGGCACTTTACTAGACAACTAGGCAAAACCAGGCATTAATGGAGGCATAAATTATGGCTACAATATCGCTCTTGATAATTCTATTAAGTGTGTCTTGTTTATTCTTTCTCATTACGATATGGTTGACTTTATTCTTATAATGTATTAACATAATGGTTGACTTTATTCTTATAATGTATTAACATAAGGTAATGATATTTAGAATAATAATATACGCATTTCTATTAGGAATGGATATTATTAGAAAATTTATTCAAGGAAAATAATTTAGGAGGTGAGTAGATGTTATTTTATATAGGACTAACAGTGTTTTTGTTGCTCCATGCTTTTGTTATGGGGAGACATATTAGCCCATGGTTGTTCAATGCTAGATTAAAACTTATTAAGAAATGTGAACCTAATGGTGAAATTAATTTTAGGATTTACTATTCAATTATAGATATAGCTTGTATTGTTTTAATGATTTTTGGTTGGCAAACAGAATTTAAATCTATTCTTCTATGGTGTATAGGTCTTGGTGCTCTTTACTATTTGGCATTAATCCCCAAATTCATAAAAGATGCTAAACAGCGTTAAAAAGATGAAAGAAGCTTTTAAATTTTTATTGCAAAGCTATCCAGAATTGAAGTCAGATGAATATATTGCTCATCAAATCCTGGTAGTGTTTGTTATATTAATTTTATTGTTTCTTGCATGAACGGTTTGTGGGACAACCTAAAGAAACCTACGAGAGATTAATTAAAGGAAAATAATTAAATTTTATAAAATATAAACGTTTTCCATCCTTTATGATAGCTATAATGTAAAGGTTTCCACCTATCTACTTCATGCATTCGCCTAACCCAAGCCTGACAATAGTCATGATCCCAATGAGGGTGTTCTACTTTAATCTTATAAATTTTACCGTTTTTGAGGGCTTGTTGGTTTAATTCTACTAGGTGAACGTCTGGGAAATCGGAGTTTGTGGAATCTCTAATGATTTTACGCCGCTTGGCGTACTTTTTAGTTGCCTTCCGCATACTAAAAGTATATTTATCATAGAGCATTCAAATAAATACGATTATGCGATACGTAGAGTTTAAAAAATTAGTAATGGAACAGGCTCCTCATCCTCAGCCTAATCCACCCATACAACCACCTAACCAACCGGTGCCTATGCCAGGGGATCAACCACCTGCTATAAACAAGCCTACACAACCTACTACTCCAGATAATGCTCCAGATAAAACTGTAAAAGTTGATCAAGCAGTTAATAAATTAGTACAATTAGGTAAACAAGATCCAAAAAAATCTGATAAAGTTAGTAGCACTTTAGATCAAATTATTAAGTGGGGAAGTAAATTATTAGGTATACAAGCACCAAAAACAGAACAAGTTCAACCTGCTACCCTTGATCAGAAAGGTGTTGAAGTACAAAAAATTATAGATTTAATTTGCCAAAAACTTCCTGCTCAATGTGATAAACCAATTACTAACGTAGAAACATTCATTCATAATGCCTTTGCAGAAATTCATAGTCAAGGTAGATCAGCTGAAAAACAAGATATAAAAAAATTAAGAGCTGAACTAGGTGGAAAAATTAAACAATTAGTTGCAAAAGCTGAAGGGTTAACACCCGAAACTGAAGGAGAACAAATTCGTTTTAATTCAACGCAAAAAAGTATTGAAGCTATGCTTATAGCCGAAGTTTCTAAATTAAGAGATGATGATACTGTTGAAGCACAACATATTAATCAATTTTTAGATGATTCTATCAATGGTCAAATTATTGATATGACAAGATTAACAGCACAAAAAGAAGGTAACATTGATGACTTTATAAATCCAAAATTAAATCCTGAATCAAAAGAGATATATGATAAAGTAAGAGATACTGTAATAGGATTTAAACCAGGTGGAACAACATCTGGTAATTATGGCCCAGCAGAAGTTGGATTAGCTATGTTTGGTAATCCAGCAAATAAAGAAGCTAAAGGTGATTTACAAGTTGGTAATGTAAAATATGAAATTAAAGGTTCTGGATATAAAGGAAAAAGGAAAGATGGAAAAGGGTATACAGGAGCCTACGGTGCTAGAATAGGTGCAAAAGATGTAAACCCTGGTACTTCAGGTTGGACAGAATTTGATAAACAATTGAAAAAAATTGATAAAGATTTAAAAGGTACAAATCCTAAAGAAGATAAAGGTGTAAGTGGAAGAGAACCTGGATTTTTAAGATACAAACATTATACCTTTAATAGAAAAACAAAAAAAGGGTCATATAAAGAAGCAAGTAGATATAATTTTAATAGAAGAGGTATTGACAGATTGAACAATGAAATTTTAGGACCTAAAAGTAATAAAGAAGCAACAACAAAAATGTTACAAGCTGTTATTACAAAATTAATTCCAAATATAAAAAAATACTATCCAAAAGGTGTAAACAAAAAAATTGAAATTGGAAACGTAGTTGGAGATGATGGTACAATAAATATTGATAATTTTAATAATACCTATGGATCATTAGCATATGAAGTTTATCAAAAAGGTGCAGATCAAGTTGGAAACATAATGTTTGTTAATGGTAGTACAAGAAATTATAAAATTATTAGCAATCCAGCAGAACTTGAACAAGAACTTAATAATAATTCTATTAAAGTTTCTGGCGGAGTTACATGGAACGATGATCAACAAAAAGCTACAGCACAATTTTTTATTGAATAACAGATAAATATTATTATGGCGGCAAACGGTATATCAACATTGGCTAATAAGAAACTTCGACAAGAAGCTAAACTATCTGCGGCGGCTACAAAGCGTGGAACAACAGGTAGACGTAATACACTTAATTTGGGCCAATTACCAACGGTATATCAAACAAATAATACCCTTACTGATAATGCTAATAGCGGTGGATTAGTTGTAGGTCGTCCTTGGACATAATAATTCAATAATTCTTAATAAATACTCATATAATGAAACGATTAGATATATCAAGTGAATCCGCGGTTTCAATGCCGATGAAAAATTTAATAGCAATCGTTATGGCTGTGGCTATAGGAGTTTGGGCGTATTTTGGTGTTATTGAACGATTAAACAAGTTAGAAACTATAACACAACTAGCAGAAAAAGATTTAAACCAAGCACAAGAAAGACTTGGTGGAGATATTGAAAAGAATAACGAATTCCGTATTAAATGGCCACGTGGTGAACTAGGTTCACTTCCAGCAGATTCTGAACAGTTCATGTTGATTGAACACATAGCTGGACAGATTGAAAAGATACAAATAGCTATTGAAGAAGGTATGCACAATAAAGTTAATATCGAGTTCTTACAAAAACAATTAGAAAAACTACAAAACACAGTTGAGAAGATTCAAGAAGAACATCGTACCTTTAAAGCTAATGGAAATTATAAATGATTTTAGAAACAGTATTTGCACTACTCATGTTTATTAACCATGAGATTAAAGAACATCGAATTCAGGACTCATTAAGTGTATGTTTAAAACATAAACGGATTGCAGAAAGAAGTGTATCTAACAACGTATTATATAAATGTATTAAATCACAAGCAGAAATAGAAATTAATATTGATGGTACAAAAACTATTAAGAAACTGATATTAGAATAATGAGTAATTTTCCTTGGGACCAACAGCTCATAACAGCATTTGTTCTTATTACATTATCTTTAACTCTATTACTTCTATTTACCGGATGTGTAGGATTTAATTAAGAAGACTTAATACAATGTTTAAGCAATAAAATTAAATGTTATCAAAATTCTTTTGAATATCAATACCTTCTAATTCAAAAGGTTTACCTTTAGGATATGACGGTTCAATTTGAAATTCTTCGCCAGTTGAATCATTTTTACAACCTGCTACTAACCAATCCCATTGAAAGTTCATATCAGTTACAAACTCCCATAATACGTCATATGTTTTACGATCAGGATCCATTTTAAGTAATTCTGTTTTGCAGGCTTCCATAGTATTATATGTTTGTTGCATTTGAAACGTTTGTTGTGTTTCTATAGGGGATTGTCCTATTAGGTAAGCAAGTATTAAAATTTTGTACATAATTATTTGACAAGCATAGGAACAAGAATTATAAAGCCTAACATAGTGGCAACATAATAAATTAACCAGTGCGTGATATTTTCTGATGGTTTAAAATTAATTTTCATTTTCATTTATTGGATTATTTGTTTGTTGGTTTATTGATATCCTCTAAACTTGGAAATGGATTAACTAAAGCTCTATAATTAAATCCTGGACTTTTAACAATTGATTTAGCTAGTTTAATTGGTGCGTGTATCGTTGATTTAATTGGTGCAACAATTGTATTTTTTTTGTCTGTGTCTAAACCTTTCCAATAACCATCAATACTTAAATCTTGATCAGGAAAGTTGTTTTCCAAAGTTTTTTTAGTATATTTGTTTGATGCTAGAACGTATAAATGTTGGCCTACTGTTTTACCAGTTGACTTATGAGATGCCATATTAACAATTGCACTTGCCGCCTGGTGTTCATATTTTCCAGTTACACCTGCGATTGCACCATTAACTGATAGCGTTCCTTCAAGAGTTGAGACTAACGGAAGTTGAGCACAACCGTTCAGTAATACTATAGATGCTATTATTCCTACTAAACGTTTCATAGCTATATTATTTAATAACTCCATACATTCATTTACATAGTATTTATCTATTAACTATGTAGTTAATTTATAATATAGCATATAATTTACCCTAGTACAACCTTAAATAATAGCTGTCAATTGGGGGTTTTATGAAAAAGCAAACATTTATAGGTGAATTAAAAAAAGAATTTCACCAATACATTAAAAGAATGAGTAAAATTTTTAAAAGTATTTTTGATAAAATTAAGAATTAATATCTACTCTTACGATATGTTTTCGTAATTCTCGAATTTTTTCTTCCGTTCTTTCTACAACAGCATTTAATCTAGCGTCTTGTATACGCATTTTAATCATTGCTCTAACCAATTCTTCTATTTTATCTATAGAAGCAATACAGTCTTTATCTGTTATAGTTTTATGTCTTGCTTTTAAAGACTCGTATTCTCGTAATGGTATAGTTACTGTTCTAGAGATTTGAATTTCATTTTCATAGCTTTTGTCTTCTTCATCTCTAAGATCATCTTGTTCGTTCATATTTAGATTATATTAAAAATAATTGTAATTGTCAAGAATTTATTTTGGCAATCTACCAAAATAATAAAACCAAAAGCATCATTGACAACCTTTACTTAAAAATATATACTACTACTATGATAGACAAAATAAAAAATGGACTAGGAAAACCTGCTGGTTGGATGTATTTTATTCTTGTTGTTGCTTTGTTAATTATTGTATCAAACAACTCAAAAGATAAAACAAACTTACAAGCAGAAATTGATTCATTAACTAATGATATCTCAACGTTGGAAACTTCATTAGAAGCTTCTGCAAATGAAATAGCAGTACGTGATGATGCAATAGCAGGTTTGAATAATGCAATAGCAGGGTGGGAATTAGATTCAGCGACGGTTAATGCTAAATTGAATGACTCCGATGCTTTAAGAGGAGAACTAGAAAGTACAGTTGCTGATTTAGAATCACAACTAAATGCTAGTGCTTCAGCTTTAGAAGACGCAATTGCAAATCCAAACTGTCCAGTTACGCAGTAAAAAAAGTAATTAAAGGAATTATATGAGCGACACCAAAGCCACGATGAGATTCGCTGGCGCACAAATACCGGTCACTCGAGACCTTCAACGAAATGTCGAAACAATCAAAAAAAGTATTGATTGGGCAATTAAAAATAAGTGTGATTATCTAATTACACCCGAAGGTTCCCTTACAGGTTATTTTCCAGAATGGGAAACTTGGGAAGGCAGAACATTTAAAGATGTAGACAATGCATTATGTGAAGTAGAAGACTATGCTGGTAATAATGGTATGGGACTTGTACTTGGTACAATGTGGAAAGAACAAGAAAGAACAGGCGTACTTAATAGAAACCAACAAAGATATTATGATCAGAATGGACAATTAATTGGTACAGTATGTAAACAATATGTAATTGCCTGGGACGCTGTTGTACCTGGACACTATACACCTTTAATACATTTACCTGAGCCTGTTAAAGAAGATACTCGTCCTAGGATGGATGTAAAAGTTGTAGGTATGTTATGTAATGACCTTTGGGGTTCTTGGTGGCTCGGCAAAGAAAATATTGGTAGAAAAGCAAATGATATGGGAGCAGATCTTTTAATTCATTCTTCAAATGGTGCAAGAGGATTAGATCCTATAGAAGATGATGTACACGACAAGTTTCATACAGGATGTCTTCATATGATGTCTTATGCCGCAGATATGCCACTTATTAGTGTAGACAATTGTATTACTATGCACGGAGATGAATCATTTACAGGACCAACTTCAAGCCCGTCGGGCGTATGGCATAAAGAACAATTAGTAAAAGTTCCAAGAGTAGGAACACAACATTTTTATTATGATTTTGTAAAAGGTGAGATAGAAAAGGAATCATCAATAACTTTCGATCCTGTAATAACTCCAGTTTAATTATGTACACAAAAATTAAAAAAAGCATAAAGAAAGTCGTAGATGATATCAATGGTGTTGATATTGAAAAAGTTAAACAAACATACGACGAACAATCAAAGAAAATTAAACAAGCATACAAAGGTTCTAAACTAGAGAAGCAAGTTGAAAACTTTTTTGATTGGTTAAAGAAAGCTGAAGTAATAGAATTAGACAAAGTTAATACTGCTGATGATCCAGTTAGTCCAGAGTTAGACAATAAATTTAGAACAAGTTATGGTAGAAAGATATATGGATTAAAAGATGATACAGGAGAAGTTGTAGCTTATATGTGTTTTGCTTTTACTAATCACATTCCTAAAACTGTAAAAGAATTAGAGTTGTTTAGTATAGATGCATACAATCAAGGTATTCATAGAGCAGGGGTAGTTGGTAATATTGCAATAGCTTATACTGTATGGTCAAAGAAAAAAGGTGGTGGTAAACGAATAGTTAAAGAAGTATTCAAGTTAATTAAAAAATCACACCACTTGAATAGGCTAATAACATTATCTCCATTAACAGTTATGGCACGTAAGTTTCATTTAAGGAATGGTGCAGTTGAATTACAAGTTAATAAAGAAACTCAAAATTTTGAATACTTCCTAGAAAAACCCTTAAAAAAATGATTGAATTATTAGTATTTGCAACCTGCTTTACACTACTAGTTTTGTTAATTGGTAACCCATTTCGTTAGGTCTCTTAGGTCCACTCGGTTTCTTAGGATCGTAGGTTTTTTGGTCACCAAGTGCCCGCTCGGGGTGCTAAAAGGTCGGAGCTTATTCCGGAGCTACTTGGTCATCTTTTCAACACAATTGAGATTATTTGGTGAATAACAAGTATATTGTTATATCCTTTTTACGTCTGAACTTTAATGTATCAGGATCTATTTGATGAACATTAATAGGACCACCTAGCTTTTGAATCATTTCTTCTACATCTATTAAATGATGAACTGAATTTTTTAGCTTAACCATTGGATCATCGTGCCAATGTTTCATTTTGATTTTTGTTCCCCACACTAACGGCCACCAATGCAAAGGGTTTTGTCCATACAATTCTATCATAGCTAATACACCTACTAATGGAAATACTGTAAATGGTTCTATATACCATGGCATTAGTTCAAAGGTAAATCTATCTATTACGTTAACTATTCCCCAATATATTCCCCAAACACATAAACCTAATCCTAAGACAAACCATTCTTCACCTCTACTAAACTCTTCATTATCACGATCATTATATGAACGAGTTGTTATAACTGGGTGACTTGGTAGTCCTGCACTACGTCCTATATAATAACTTCTACGCTTTTTACGTTTTGTTTTAGACATATACGAAATTGAGTTGACGCTTAGGTAAATCTTTACTGTCTGAATGAAGTCCTACACTTTGCATAGTCATACTGTTATTTAAGAATTAGGTAGGTTTGAATTTTAAAAGTGAGTATGCAACCTTAGGATATTAACTTGTCTATATGCCCCGACACTACAAGATATACTACTAGAAGTCCTATAGCCATAATGAAGCGTAAAGTCCAAACACTGACCTTTTCCCAGTACTGTATATCTTTATTATCCATATTAGAGATATTTATTGACCGAAGTCATTACTATGTAATTGATATTGAATTTGCAATTCTTCTTTATGTTCATTGTATTGGTTGTTATAGTCATACTCTTGGAATGTGCCTTCATTGATAAAACCTGTAAATGAATCATACATAATAATATTTAGTGGGTGAAAAGGGTATTGCAACTATAAAAAATTGTAGTCAAAAAATTTGGAATGGGTACTTACAGATTTTGATCGAAGTTTTTAATGTTCGAATTGGTCTTGTATACCAAAAAATCAGACTACGAAAATATTATATTAAGTACTTTTCTTTTCAAGGTGGTGATTTTCCACCTATAGCTGTTTGTAAAACGCGGTTGTAGATTTTATTTTATATGCCGGCGCCCCGACAAAAAATATTTTTTTTATTTTTTAAATGATTTTATTTTAGAAATAATCTCTTCTCGATAAGCCCACACGGCTCCCAAGCCTATAGGAATTATTATGCACAACAACACAAAGTCTACCATATAAACATACTCCAATTGATTGTACATACGCCACACAACAGTAGGAAGCCTACACTAGCTGACGTCACTACAACAGTCAAGCCTATTGCTTCT